TGACAACGACGAGAGTGGCGTAGGCCAGGAGAAAGCCGAAGCCGCTCACAAAGAATTACAGCTCATGGGCGTTGAAGCCAAAGTCATTATGCCGGTAGAAACCGGTGACTATAATGACGCCGTTAAAGAAGGTGAGCTGATCACTAAGACTAAAGAGATCACGGTACCCACGGCTTTTGATTTCAATCGCACGGACAACGGCCGCTACCTAAACACCAAAGATAATGTGAAGGGCGTTCTTATCGTCAACGACATAAGCGTGGTTTATAACGTCATTAAAAAGCGAATGGAGATCAGCGTACCTAATACAGAGTTCATCGCGGACCTCAAGGAGGAGGCAGCACTGATCGAGATAGAGGACCGGTGCATACAGATCGGCGTCCCTCATCAAAAGGTCAGAGACTACCTCAAACTCTTGGCGAAGGAATACAACCCAGTCAAAGAGTGGATCGGTAGCAGGGCATGGGATGGTAAGCCGAGACTGCAAGCTTTCTTGGATAGCGTGACCAGCAGCAACACACAACTGAAAGAACTGCTTATGACTAAGTGGTTGATATCTTGCGTAGCTGCGGCATGCGAACCTGAAGGCGTAGCATTAGAAGGGATACTCGTCATACAGGGAGCCCAGGGACTGGGCAAAACTCTTTGGTTCAAGCGATTAGCCAACTACGAAGATGGATGGTTACTGGAAGGCGCGACACTGAACCCCAGCGACAAGGACTCAGTTAAGCAAGCTGTAAGCCATTGGATTGTTGAGCTGGGAGAGATAGAGAGCACGTTCAAGAAGTCAGACATAGATCAGCTCAAAGCATTTGTTACCAAGAGAACCGATGAACTACGACTACCCTACGATCGAGCTTTTACAACATACCAGCGCAGGACTGCGTTCTACGCGAGTGTCAACGCCAGGGAGTTCCTCACGGACACCAGCGGAAATAGACGATTCTGGGTCATACCGGTTACGGCCATAAACGCAGATCACGGGATAGATATGCAGCAACTCTGGGCTGAGGTAGCTGAGCGATATTATCAGCCAGGACAGAAGAACTGGTTCCTGACAAGCGAGGAGAGAGCACTGCTACAGGATAGTAACGAGTTCTATAGGACGCAGAGCAGCACAGAAGATTTGATATTGGAGTGTGTCAACTTCGAGAGCAGACAGACTAAGCCAACACAAATGACGAGCTTCCTCAAAGATCTCGGGATCGTCGCACCGCGGATGGCTGACTTCAAAGAAGCGGCGCGGATACTCTCAGATAATGGTATTGAGCCACGCCGATCGAATGGTAAAAAGATATACGACCTCGATTATACGCCCCCTGAGAGCAGTGTACCCCAACCTGGTCCTGGCTCGTATTATGCGGACTAAGTTATACAAATGAATGAACTATTCCGCACTTGTGCTAATTGTTACTCGCAGGGTGCAGTGTTAGGTAAACTATACACTGTGCAGGGTATAGTCTAAGTATATGATCTATGTAGATATTCTCATAGGTCAGGGTAGGGTACTTTACTTATTAACTATTTATTTTTATAGGAATAGGTAGTAATAGTAGTAATAGTATTATGTATATATAGGAGTATAGAAACGCTATGCACCCTCACACTGTACACTGTGATGACTACTGCCCATTTTTATTAGATCCTGGCTTGAGTCGCGAAGACAACTTCGTAAAATGGCAGGAGGCGAACAGGATCGAGCGCGAGGCGTGGGGTGATCTCCCGTATACTGAGGCCGAAGCGCGAGGAGCTTTCAATCTGGCAGTGAGTAATGGATGGCTGAAGTACAAAGACCAAGAGGAAGACCAAAGAAAGACCGACCAAAATTAGCGCCGGCGCCCCAGGTCTTTGAGAAGGATGAAGAGTTCGGACTGACGGAGATGCAAGCGGCTTTCGTGTGGCACTACACGGAAGGCGCGGCTGGTCAGACGGAAGCAGCTCGACGCGCAGGGTTCTCCTTCCCGAGCCATGCCTCGAGCAAGCTTCTCAATGGACGAGATCATCCGAATGTGGTTAAGGCAATCAAGATCAAGCAAGACTCTTTAGGGGAGCAGTATGCGATTCGGCCAGAGAAAACTGCGAAGATGTTGTTTGAGATAGCGGAGCAAGCTTTTGAGAATGGTCACTACAATGCGAGTGTGAGCGCAGTGAAGGAGCTGAATCAAATGGCCGGCATCACGGTTCATAGATCGCAGAACCTGAATATAAATGCCAACATCGACAACATGTCAAAGGACGATATTAAGAAGCGATTAGGAGCATTGCTGGGTGTTACTGAGGAGCTATCGGATAAAGATCAGTAGGTTGAACTCGCTCGAATAAATTATCGAACAAACCAAGAAAAGAGGGTCTCTCTCTTTTCTGGCCCCCAAAATCCTAGAAAAATCGGTTTTTTTTGCTTTTGCCCGTCAAACTGAGCGCTTGGAGCGCAAAAACGTGTAAAAAGGTACGCAAACTTGCACAAAATGCGACATGGTCCTGCTCAGAGCTGTGACAAAACGTCCGAATCGGTCCCAAATCACGGGTAGCCGCGGCCTATCGGGACTCCTGGGCGCCCAAAAATCAGGATCGAGATGTTTTGCGATCGACCACCCGCACCCCCCAAATGCGCGACTGCGTGTAGCTGTATAGCTATAGCTCAGTTTGGTACATTCAGTACTAAATTTATTGTGGCGAGGTAGTAGGTACCCTAGCCCCCCGTTTTTTAGCTCTGAGGAGATCGAAGCATCGGAGGGATAGGGCCAACATGGAGAAGTTGGACCCCAAAGGTAACCATATCTGGATTTGATTTCTATCAGAATCTGCTCATAATCGCCGGCATGACTGATTCAAGACAAAAAGGAGCGCAGTTTGAGCGCCAGATCGTGCGAAGGCTCAATGAGTTCTTTCACGATAATGGCTATCCGAATATCCAGTGCTCCAGGAACCTAGATCAATATCAGCAATCGAACCAATGCGACATTGAGATCCCAGGTCACGCGGTCGAGTGTAAGGCTTACAAAGATGGCTGGTGGTTTGCGACTGCTTGGTGGGACCAAGTATGCGAAGCGGTTAAATGTGAGACTCCGGTCCTAGTCTGGAAGTTCAACAACAAGCCGGTGAGAGTCACGATCCCGCTGCACTATGTGAATGATTCATTTGATGTGGATAACTCAAAAACATGTGTAGTGACGTTTGATGAATGGCTTGATATTCTCAAGACCAAAGATCACTTGTTTGATGAGGTTGCCTAGTGGATCCAACGATCGATATTTTCAGAGATCCGGTTTACGAAGAGATGGGTTTTATATTTGACCCAGAGCGAAATCAATATTACGAGGTGGTCAATCATCCAGAATACGGAGAAATACGCAGTTATATTTCTCCTCGAGACCAGAGCCCTGTTCCCGAGTTGAGTGAAGCGAGGATGTTGAGCGATATCGCTGCTTCAGTTGGTTCTCGATCACTTATGGGCGGCGAGAAAAGAAGAAATGGGGTTTCTGACCGATCTTTGAGTATTGCTTCGGGGATAGCTCAAGATATTTTATCTTCGGATATGGGCAGAGTCACTCCAGAGGAGTTTGATCGAATGACTCAGAGCATAGTCGATCGTATGCTCATGGGAGGCGTCCAGATTATCCCTGAAGGTTTGGAAGAGGAATATGCGGAGCTTAAAAAGAGTTTGCTTCGTGATAGACCCCCATCTCCAGGGGGTAGGAGTAAAGCGGCAGAAGAGCGCCGAAAAGGCATCATGTCTCTAATGTAATGAACCCAGATGACGTAGATATATTTGGTTACAGTCTCGGCGGCTCAGTCTCTGAGATGATGAATCCTCCACCGGAAAGAGATCCTCTTCTTACTCCTGCTCAACTATCATACTTAGCTGCTCAATTTGCTCCTGGCACTGGATTATTGGATGCATCTGGTCGTATGGCTGCTATGCCTGGAGATGAGGCTGGAATCATCGATGCGTTTGGTGGTGAATACATGCCCAGCATTGGAGAAAACATCGCCGAGGGAGAGTACTTTGATGCAGCGATGCAAGGTCTGGGCGTCCTGGGCGATGCAATGTATGCAATCCCATTTGTGG